GAATGATAGATGTGGAGTTAGACCCAGATCATTACGAAACTGCTTTACAAACAGCTTTGACAAAATTTAGACAAAGATCAGATAATTCAGTAGAAGAGTCTTACATGTTTTTACCGACTGTAATTGATCAAAATGATTATACTCTTCCTACAGAAGTTATTGAAGTAAGAAAACTTTTTAGAAGATCAATCGGATCACGCACAGGCGGCGGAGGTGGAGGAACGTTATTTGAACCTTTCAATCTTGCTTATACGAATACATATCTTCTAGCTAGTTCAAACATGGGAGGACTTGCTACATATAATGCCTTTGCTGGATATCAAGAATTAGTGGGTAGAATGTTTGGTTCGTTCATAGAATTTAAATGGAACACAGCAACTAAAAAATTAACTTTGCTTCAGCGTCCTAGAGCTGAAGAAGAAATACTAATGTATGTTTACAATTATCGTCCAGATTTTGAGTTGCTGGATGATTATCTAGCAGTACAGTGGATTAAAGATTACACACTCGCAAAGTGTAAGTATATGCTAGGTGAAGCTAGAAGCAAATTTGCTACAATAGCAGGTCCACAAGGAGGATCAACAATGAATGGTGATGCTCTAAAAGCAGAAGCACAATCGGAATTGGAAAAATTGGAAACAGATGTATCCACACAAGTAGGCGGCGGTGTAGGATACGGTTTTACAATTGGTTAAAAATTCCACTTGACAATCATTATAATATAAGCTACAATATATACTATTACGTAAGGAATCATTATGATAATAGGACTTTGTGGTTTAATAGGTAGCGGTAAAGGAACCGTTGCTGATATTTTAGTTGAATCTCACAATTTTGAAAAAATTAGTTTTGCTGATAAGCTGAAAGATGCTGTATCTGTCCTGTTTGATTGGGATAGAGAAATGCTAGAAGGTGAAACTTCAGAAAGTAGAAGTTGGAGAGAGCAACAAGATGATTTTTGGACTGAAGAAACAGGCCGTCAAATAACTCCTAGATTGGTGTTACAAGAATTTGGTACAGACTGTATGCGTAATGGATTTTTTGACGGTGTATGGGTTAGTTTTGTAAGAAAAAAGATACTTGATAATCCGGATACAAATTTTGTCATACCTGATGTAAGATTTACAAATGAATCTGAAATTATCCAAGGCATGGGTGGAAAAGTTTGGTGCGTAAAACGTGGTCCTGATCCGCTTTGGTTTAGGCAGTATGTTGATCTAGACATAGAACCAACAGATGTTCATCCTAGTGAGTGGCGTTGGGCAAAAACAGCCTTTGAACACAATATATACAACGAAGGCACTATAGATGATCTTAAAAGTCAGGTACGAGGTCGCCTTGCTTCCACTTTGCGCCTTGCTTCTGTAAAAGCCTCTGGCAATTAGCACAAATTGTTTTCAAATTAGATATATGTGTGTTCTGTAATCTACCGTCTATATGATATACATTGAACTGTTCTGGTAGTCCCTTGAATCCACACTTATCGCACTCAGATTTCATTCTGTAACCTGCCTTGTACCATGTAGGAATACCATGTCCTTTACCATTGTGTAAACATGTTTCGCATAACTTTCTATAATAAGTTTTGTTACCCTTTTTATAGTTTACAGCAGAAGGTCTTTGTTTACAATATTCGCATAGTGGACGCATAGCGTATTTAGCATACCTTTTCACCCCCTTTTATTACTGTATTTCTCGGTTATTTTTGAATAAGATTGCTAAATAGTTGCAACAGTTGTATATTACAGGAGAAAAATAAAATGGCATTAATATCACCAGGTGTACAAGTAAGTGTAATTGACGAAAGTTTTTACACACCAGCTGAACCAGGAATGACTCCTATGGTGTTTGTTGTTTCTAGACAAGACAAAACAAACGCATCAGGGACTGGCACAGCAAGTGGCACAACAAAAGCAAACGCAGGTGTTCCTCAGTTGATTACATCACAGAGAGACCTGTCTGATAAGTTCGGAGATCCAGTCTTCGAAACAGATAATAATAACAATCCAATAAACGGTGGCGAGTTAAACGAATACGGACTACAAGCGGCATACTCATTTTTAGGAGTAGCTAATAGAGCATTCGTAACAAGAGCAGACATTGATCTAGACGAAATACAACCGAGTGCTAGTGCTCCAGCGGCGGCTCCAGCAAACGGAACTTATTGGTTTGATACAGCACAGACAAAATATGGAATTTTTGAATGGAACGGAAATGCTGTAACAGTAACAGGTGGACAATCATTTACTAATAAAGTACCACTTGTAATTACTTCGAAAACAAATTTAGTTGGAAATAGCACTACAGGTGATCCAAAAGGCGCATTTGGCGCAGTTGGTGACTATGCTGTTAGAACAACTACAACAGAAAACAAAGTTTACTACAAAAACACATCCGGTTCTTGGGTGAAAGTAGGAACAGCTGATTGGGTAAAAAGTTGGCCAACAATTACAGGTTCAACAGCTAATCCAACACTAACAAATGCACAGACGATAGTCATTAACGGTACTACTGTAACACTAACTGGTACAGCGGTTGCTGACATGGTTACTGCTATTACTGGTGCTGGAATTACAGGTGTTACTGCTAAGGTAGTAGACGGCAAATTAAATATTTACAGTGACGGAAGTTCAACAACAGACGGTTCAACAGATGACGATGGTGCCATTAACATCACAGCTGGCGCAACTGGTACGTTGTTAGCAGACTTAGGAATCACTGCTGGTACTTACTACGCACCAGCTTTTGAAATTGCTCCTCATACATCAGTACCGGCATTTAAAACAGCAGACAGCAAGTCAAGACCTACAGGTTCGATTTGGTTAAAAACTACAGATGCTAATTTAGGTGCTCAGTACAAAGTTAAAGTATACAACGCAACTACAGGCTTATGGGAAGATAAAAACGCACCAGTGTACAAAACACACCAAGCGGCATTATTCAATCTTGATAAGTCAGGCGGAGGAGTTAATCTAGCACTTGGAGATGTGTATGTACAAGCACACACTTCACTAGCAGAAAATGAAGAATTTGATTTCACTTTATTTGCTAGAAACGCTTCAGGATCAACTAAGATCTCTTCAGAAGTTATCACAGCAAGTACATTTGCGGCAGGAACTTTTAACTTTACATTAGCTGAAAGTAAACCAGGACAAGCGGCACTTGATTCAGGAGTTGCCTTAGCATTTACAGCAACAGGAGCAACTACTGATGCTGACTTATTTGCTTCAGCAATCAACGCACACGGCTTTAACAATATTAGAGCTAGTGTTGATGCTAGTAACAGACTTGTAATTGAACATAATGATGGTGGTGAGATTCGTATCAAGGACACAGATAGTGCTTTTGCTAACGCAGGATTTACTGCTTACAATTACTCAACCAAATTAGGTACAGCAAATCTTTACACAGCACCAACAGGTGATTCAGCTTATGACTTCCATGCTTCGAATTGGAAGATCTTAACTTACAATGCTGGACCAAATGCTCCAACATCACTTACAGCAAATGATAGACTATGGTACAGTTCAATTGTTGATGAAGTTGACATGTTAGTACACGATGGAACTACATGGAGAGGTTATCAGAACGTTTACAGTTCAGCTGATCCATTAGGACCAATTGTAAGTGCTACAGAACCAACACAACAATCAGATACAACACCATTGGTTACAGGTGATCTTTGGATTTCAACAGCAGACTTAGAAAACTATCCAGAAGTTTACAAGTACAATGCTGATCTTCAGAAATGGTTAGCAGTTGACGAAGGTGATCAAACTACTGAAGATGGTATCTTGTTTGCTGACGCAAGATTTGGAACAAGCGGTGGTACAAATGGTACTAACGGTGAAGCACCAAAAGGAACTATTGCTGAACTATTAGTAAGTGACTTCTTAGACTTTGATGCTCCAGATCCAGCACTATATCCAAAAGGTATGTTGTTATGGAACCTACGTAGAAGCGGATTTAATGTTAAAAAATTCGTAAGAAACTATGTAGACCTAACTGCTAAAAACATTAGACAGGGTGACGTGAGCATGGCAACTTATTATCCACACAGA